ATGGTGGCAAGTTTCAACCAGTCTGGTTTAATGACGACCTTAATGGTTTATTCTGTAATACTGATAATGGAATATCAATAGCTGCTGCAGCAGTAGGAGGCTGGGCAAACAACTTCATTGGAGTAGCCAATGCCTCTATAAAAACGGTCACAGGAACGGCAAAAGCTAATATTAAAACGGTAACTGGAGTAGCATAAGGAGGTCACTATGGGCTGGAGTGAAGCAACTGCAATACCAGAAGTCAGTAGAATATTTAAGAAGCTGAAGTTAAAGTATACTATGCGTAGAGTGCATCAGGCCTCAGGCACTGTTGTTATGATAGAGCATCAGGAGGAGATTGACATTCCTACAGTTAGAAAGATATTGGGCCTGTTCCCTGACTTCGTATATATAGAGTTTGTTCCTAACTCCAACTTTGTAGAATCCGATGTTGGGGACAGGTTTGAGAGTAAATAATGACTACACTGACTAGAGACGAAGCAATGAAGGCACTGTTCTCCGATAGGCGCATTACTTTAGAAAGCATGTTGGAGATAGAGAACAAGGAAAGACAGCTAGTTCCATTCATACTAAATCCTATCCAGAGAGACATGCAAGAGACATCTGGGATAAGGGACATCTATGTAAAGCCTGGGCAAGTAGGGGCTACTTCCATCTGGGCAGGTGACTTCACTATAGATAATATAACTATCAATGGAACTGTGTCAGTTATAATCAGTTATGATGAGTTCAGTGCACAGAGGCTACTATTAAAGGCTAAGAAGTTCCATCAGTCTATCCAAAGGCGAATACCAACAATTCCTAAACTAGACCACAAATCTGCCACAGAGTTAAGCTACATAGATAAGGATACTGGATTCTATAGCAGTTTCTATATCTTCAGCGCCAGAAGTTATGTTATGGGTCGTGGTGAGCCTATACATAATTTACTGCTAGATGAGTATGCGTTCTGGCCTCTTGGAACTCATGAAGCTATCTGGGCTTCTGCAGTTCAACGTGTGCCACTTGTGCTAGGGACAAAAATCAGAGTGCAGAGTACTGCCAACGGTGAGGATAATCCTTTCTGTGAGATGTATAGGACTTCAAAGGAAGGTATATCGCTTGGGGTTGGCAGAACTCAATCTGTGTATAAGCACCATTTCTATCCTTGGTTCGTGCATCCTGAGTTCTCTATGCTAGTTGATTCTCCATTTTGTCTAAGTGGTGATACCCAGTATCCATTACCAAACTTGCAGGATGATGAACTGTCTCTGATGAAGCTACTGATAAACGTCTTCCAAGTTGATGAGCATGAGGCTATGGATAAACTCCGCTGGAGGAGATACAAGAAGGTTGAGGTAGCCTCTATGCGTAGGTCTGGCGACACTGTGTTTATATTTCCTCAGGAGTATCCAGAAGATGATGAGTCCTGTTTCCTTACCGCTAGTGACCAGGCATATGACCATGAGATTATAAGCCAGAAGATACGAAACTGTTACCCCCCACCTATACACAGAACTGTAGTAAATGACAAAACTGGTACTAGCGCAGGAGTAGACATCTGGTATGACAAGGAAGAAGGAGAAAGGTATCTGTTGAGTATTGACCCTGGGAAGGGCAAGTCATCTGAGTCAGTAGGCCAGGTCTGGTGTTTTAAGGATGGGTATGTGAAGGATGATAGAGAAGTCTTTCCCGAGATGAAGCACTGCGCAACTCTAGCAGGTTGGTATGATGAGTGGGAGATGGCTATGTATTGCAAGGAGTTAGGTAGGTATTACAATGAGGCAGTAATAGTCCCTGAGGACAACCTGGATATTGTAAGTCATCTGAGAGACTATCCAGACCTGTATATAAGAGAAGACCCCAGGAGTGGCAAGTCTAGTAGAGCTATAGGTTGGCAGACAAATGTGTCTACTAAACCCTATATGATTACAGAACTTAATAGGAACTTAGAGTATATAATCTGCCACGACCAAAGGTTCTGGTCGCAGTGCAGAAACATAAGAAGGGATGCTGGTAGTAGGTCAGGTATTGCAGTAGTTGGTGCGGATGACCACCATGATGCAGGAGCTATTGCAGTTGTCTGTAGGACAGCAGTTCCTATAGAAAGAGGCTTAGTTGGTAGTGCAGGTTGGGATGACAGTTGGGGAATGTAAGCAAAATATGGAGGTAAGTTATGATTAAAGTTCAGGAGAGCATGTCGCACATAGGTCTGTTCAGTCACGGAAATATTTATGGTGCATTAGTGTTTAGCAAGAATCCTCTACGTAAAACTAGGCTGTTCCTTATGAGGCTAGGTAGGTTTAAGGTTGAAGTATACAACTACTCTCCTATGGTTAGTTTTCGTAAGACTAACGGTATGTATGGTCTACACGTTCTCTTTCTAAGACTAACATGGTTCAGATGATTGGGGCAAAACTGATGCCACACAACCATGCTGTAGGCTCACCAGAGTTAATTCTGGGGGCGTATAGACAATATGTATACAATTGTATTGATAACCTATTCAATGGGGCTATATTTGGACTTGGAGGGATGTCATGGCAGTAGGAAGAACAGAGCAGGAAGTAGTAGCCAAGTGCGTTGAACTTCAGCGGTACTGGTCGCCTCGTGATGGCAAGATGAGGTCCTGGTATAGACTAATCCAGATGGTGGACGAACTGAAAACTGCCAAGATGGAATCCTTTGTAGGTAATGACCCTCGGTCTATGTATAACTTAGTCTTACATATGCTAGATACAGAAATTCCTCACAGGATAGAGGAGTTTGACTTAGGCAATCTAGACTTAGCCAATGCAGTTTCTGATGTAAGTAGGTTCTTTGACATAGCCTGGCAAGATGTAAGTGACAATTTTAGAAGAACCAATCCCAGGCAGAGTTTGAAGAGAGCTTATATAGGGTTCCTGCTCGCAACTGGCTGGTACTGTGTGATTGCTATGGTTGCAGATGATGGTAGTAGATGTGTAGCAGATGTCTGGAATCCTATTGAGGCCTATCCTATGTGGGATGGAGATATGGGACTGTCAGAAGTAGCTCATATATTTCCTGCTACTGGAAGATATGGCCAACATCTAGCAAGGCGTACTGGACACCAGATGACTAACCCTTCAGCCAGAATGACTGTTTATGACTACTGGTGGACTGAGATAGATAATGAGTTTCCATTTGCCTTGGCAGTCTGGAACGCCATTGTTATAGATACTAAGTTGGTAAAGTATGAACGCACTAGGTTTAAGAGAATTCCTATCTACATTGGGCCTGTAGGTGGATTACCTGATATGGGTGGACTGTCTCAAGGTAGCCAGTTGAGTACTACATCCTACAATGCAGGGAGTTATTCAGTGAGTGAACGCTGGAAGGAAGAGATAGGCCAGTCTGTAATAGCCACTAATGAGCATATATATAGGACTTGGAATAAGTGGTGGTCATTTAGTCTACAACTATTGAGAGATACTGCCCAACCAAGAATATTCGAGAGGAGCCGTAGTGGCAAGTCTATAGTTAAACCAGAAGATGTGTTCAGGCGTGGTGCAATCTTTCGTGGAGGTGTGGATGATTCAGTAGAGTTCCTAGGCACTCCACCTATGCCACTAGAGTTGAGGAGTACTCAACTAGATTTAGAGGCTATGATGCAGAGAGGAGGCCCTAGCTGGGCACTATATGGTAATGTTTCTGGGCAACTGACAGCCTATGTGATGAGTCAGATAGCTGCCTCTGCAAATCAAGTCATGCGGCCTTTTCATGAGGCAATCCAGAATCTCAATGCAGATATTGACAATGACTGGCTGGAGGATATAAGATTGAGAGGTGTTAAGCCTTATGGTTGGAAGTATCCTGCGGGGTTAGATGAGGATTTGAAGGTATCTGCCAACTATGAGATAGAAATCCCTGGTGACTTAGTGCAGAGAGCTACTGTAGCTCGTATGCTTGACCCTGAGTTCAGACTCAGCTATAGCTATACTATCCAGAAACTGTTTCCTGAGATTAAGTCACCTATCCAAGAACGTGCGCAGGTTAGAGCGGATTTGGCAGAGCTACATCCTACTAACGCACTCATAGCCTTGATACAGTACTACCGTATGCAGGCAGCATACTTAGAGAAGATTGGGGATAGCGAGTCTGCTAGACTGTATGACCTGGCTGCAGATGCTACGATGGCTGAACTACAAGCCTCTGCTACGCCTCCTCAACAGCCGCAGCTACCTCCTGGCCAAGGTCAACCTCCTGGTATGGGTAGGCCTGAGGCAGTACCGAGAATGACTATTCCACAAACATAATAGGAGATATGATATGCCTGAACTAGGTGAGATTCA